CTGAGGCAGATGCAGCCATTGAAGATATTGTTAATGAAGCTATTGTAAGTGATTTGTATGATTCACCTGTTGAAATAGAACTTACTAATCTTAATGCTAGTGATAAACTTAAAAAGTTAATTCGTGAAGAGTTTAAAACTATAAAAGAAATTTTAGATTTTGATCGTAAGTGTCATGAAATATTTCGAAACTGGTACGTTGATGGTAGATTATGTTATTTAAAAGTAATTGATTTTAAAAATCCACAAGAAGGTATTCAAGATTTAAGATATATTGATTCATTAAAGATAAAGCATGTAAGACAGGAAAAGAAAAAATCAGCTAGGGATCTTGTCACACTAAGAGAACGTGATGATAATAGTGTTATGAATCCTGAGATAGACGAATATTTCGTTTATACTCCCCAACCAAACTATCCAACAGGCATGATGGCAGGTGGTGGTGGAAATAAAGGTGTCAAAATTGCAAAAGATTCAATCGTTTATTGTACATCAGGATTAGTCGATAGAAACAAGGGAAACATATTGTCTTATCTTCATAAGTCAATCAAATCTTTAAATCAATTAAGAATGATTGAAGATAGTCTTGTAATTTATAGATTGTCCCGTGCTCCAGAAAGAAGAATATTTTATATTGATGTTGGCAACTTACCAAAAGTAAAAGCTGAGCAATACCTCAGAGAGGTTATGAATCGTTATCGTAATAAGTTAGTTTATAATGCACAGACAGGTGAAGTAAGAGATGATCGTAAATTCATGTCAATGATGGAAGATTTTTGGCTACCACGTAGAGAAGGTGGTCGTGGAACTGAAATTACAACTTTACCTGGTGGACAAAACTTAGGTGAACTTTCAGATATCGAATACTTCCAGAAAAAATTATATCGATCACTAGGAGTTCCAGAATCACGTATTGCATCTGATGGTGGATTTAATTTAGGAAGATCTTCTGAGATACTAAGAGATGAACTTAAGTTTGCAAAATTTGTAGGAAGATTAAGAAAAAGATTTTCTCAAATGTTTAATGATATTCTTAAAACTCAATTAATTTTAAAAAATATTGTGACACCAGATGATTGGGAAAAAATAAGTGAGCATATACAATATGATTTCATTTATGATAATCAATTTGCAGAACTCAAAGAATCAGAATTACTTAACGAAAGATTAGGATCTCTCGCAACAATTGAACCATATATTGGAAAGTATTATTCTAATGATTATGTAAGAAGAAAAGTACTACGTCAAACTGATGCAGAAATTATTGAAATGGATGAGCAGATTGAACAAGAAATTAAAGATGGAATTATTCCAGATCCAAATGCAGTTGATCCAATTACTGGAGAACCACTTGAGGGTGGAGGAGATTTAGGTGATGTTCCAACAGAACCAGAAATTGATGGTGGCATCACTGATGCACAGATGCAAAAAGATACTAAATCAGCAGAAATCTAATGAAAATATTATCTCAAGAAACAAATATTGGAATAGCAACCACAGTTAGTAGTGCGACTGCAGTTAGACTTTACAACAGTGACTCAAGTGTAGGAATTGTGACCCGCACTGATAATAGTGACACAATAATTGGTAATTTTACTGTTCCGGCTGGTGAGGTATTATATCTTCAGAAAAAATCTACTGATAAATTAATAGCACCATCTACAGTTTTTGCATCAAAAATTGCATACAGTCACATGATGTCTTATGCGAGTTATTCCTCTGGGGGAGGTGGTGCTAGTCTTGTAAGTGCAAACAATATTTTATTACTTGATGCTAATTTATATTCAGGTAGTGGAAACTGGTTGGACACATCAGGAACTGGTAATGATGCTACATTATTCTCTTCAGGAAGTGGACTAACTTATGTAAATTCTGGTGATGCAGATTACTTTAATTTTGCAGATGATGGTGGTTCAGTTCAAAATTACTTTAAGTTTTCTAGTGGAATCTTTGATCCACTTAATGATCATACCTTTAGTATTTGGTGCATGTTTTCCGATTTATCCTCTCATTCATATCAAGCTTTTTGCTCGAAGTGGAATGGAGCAGGAGGATTATTGTACAGATATGTTAATGGTCAAGGTTTAAATTTGGTAAGATCGCAGCAATCTAATAAAGGTTATTTTTCTAATTCAAGCGGTCTTCTAGATGATACTATCTATAACTTTACATTTACAAGATCTGGTAATACGTATACAGCTTACATTAATGGAGTTAATACAAATCCAATATCAGGAAATACTATAGGCACAGTTACCACTTCTGATAGTTCTTTCCTAGAACCAAATTCTGTTGGTGCAGATAATGGGGGAGATGATCAAGAAGGACGTATTTACCATGTCATGTCGTATAGTGATGCACTAACTGCATCTGAAGTTTTACAGAACTTTGATGCCCTTAAATCAAGGTACGGATATTAAAGATATAAATAAAGTATAATAATATATTAATAATATGGAAGAAATTATCGATTTGATAGCAACAGATTCTGCTGCATCTGATGTCACTAGTAAATTAAAAGATGTTTTATTTACGAAAGCCGCAGAGAGAATTGAAAGTCAAAGACCTGAAATAGCTAATTCTGTTTTTGGTGATAATGAAGTAGAAGATGAAGTGACCACTGAACCGGAGATCGCTGAGGACGAGTAATGCCATTAAACACGAATGTATTAGCTGCAGAAATTGCGTTACCAACAACAACAGGAACTGCCACAAGTTTTAGTGAAGCTCGTGTTGTTCGTCTAGTAAATACTGATTCTAGTGCACATGTTGTAAGTGTTGTTGAAACACAAAGTGGAACTGGTATAGGATCTTTCACAATGCCAGCAACATCAGTTGAATTTCTAGAAAAAGAATATGCACATTGTGTATTCGCAAGCAACGCAGCAATTAAAGGATCTAAAGTAGGATTTACCCATTAGTAACATGAAATTAATTACCGAAGAAGTATCACAAGTTAAATTTATCGTTGAAGGAAAAGGCGCTAAAAAGAAAATGTATATTGAGGGAGTTTTCTTGCAAGGTGACATCAAAAATCGTAATGGAAGAATGTATCCTGTTCAAACTCTTGCAAAAGAAGTTGGAAGATATAATGAATCTTTTGTACAAAAAGGTCGTGCACTCGGTGAACTTGGACATCCAGAGGGTCCGACTGTAAACTTAGATCGTGTTTCTCATAAAATTACATCTCTTCGTCAAGAAGGAAATAATTTTGTTGGAAAAGCACAACTTCTTGATACACCAATGGGTAAGATTGCAAAGTCACTTATTGGTGAAGGTGTAACACTCGGAGTCTCGTCTCGTGGTGTTGGATCACTAAAAGAAAATCGTGATGGATGCAAAGTAGTTGGTGAAGATTTTATGTTAGCAACTGCTGCAGATATCGTTGCTGATCCTTCAGCTCCTGATGCATTTGTATCTGGAATTATGGAAGGAAAAGAGTGGGTTTGGGAAGGAGGAATTCTTCGTGAACAACAAGCAACAATGACAAAAAAGAGAATAAATACTCTCGTTGATCAAGGTAGATTAGAAGAGCACAAACTCAACTTATTTACTGATTTCTTATCAAATCTTTAAGTTCTATAAATAAATATAGAAAAATATCCGATGGCAACAATTACACAACATGGAAAACGTAGTAACCAAAGGGGCTAAACCTGCAGATCCAATGCAGAAGTTAACCACAGGAGGAATGAACGCTTCAGTCGATGACTTAGGTGGTCCTACCCCAGAAAATTATAAACCTGATGACGATTCAGCAAAATTAAAAGATCCTGGTGCAATATTAAAACAAGTAAAAGATATTGTAAACAAAGGAGCAAAACCTGCAGACCCTATGCCAGCAGGTATGAAAAAGGAGGAATCTGAATCTGAAGGTGAAGTTGTTGCCGAAGATGAGGAAATAACTGATGAGGTTGTTTCTGAAGAGGAGACTTCCGAAGAAGAGGTAGTTTCAGAAGAAGAGACAACTGAAGAAGCTGAAGAAGAAATTATCGCAGAAATCAATGTCGAAGAAGACATTGAAGCACTTCTTGCAGGAGAAGAGCTTTCTGAAGAATTTCAAGAAAAAGCAAGAACAATCTTTGAAGCTGCTATTTCATCAAAAATAGCAGAAGTAAAAGAAGAGGTAGAAAAAGAGTATGAAAAAGCTCTTACCGAAGAAATTAC